ATTAAGAACTTTAAGCAAGATTTAGATGTAAACCAAAAGCTCTTTGAGGTAGCGAAGGAATTCGCAGCATAAGAGCACTGCCATGTTGTTTGAGGGGGGAGGAAGAAAACCTCCCCCCAATTTCAATTTATATTTATCAAATGTCTATTAATAAAAATCCTTATACCATGCGTACTAAAGATGTAGTTGAAATGATCCTAAAAAAAGCTGATGATTATCAGTTAAGAAGTGAGGTTAGGTCTGAAGCAATAGCTATTTTAAGGGAAAATCCTAACATTGATACAGGGTCAGCTTATTTAATGGCTGCTATCGAATGGGATGTAGCATGAAAAATTATTGGACTACAAATACTACTATTAGTAATTTAGAGGTTAATTATATTTATGTCCGACATGGACATTAATAAAATATTTGGTACTTTTAATTCTGATAGGGATGAAAATGGTTTCCCTACACCTAAATTTATTAAGGATATGGAAGAAAACCATCCTAGATATTATTTAGGGATGTTTTCCAAACTTATTAATAACCATCTTAGTTATCAAAAAGGTTTAATCCAAATGTTCCAATCAGCAGACCCTAAACTTGATATGAAGGATATTGAAGCTGCAGGAGAACATTTACTTTACAACAGAGCATGGGATTACATATCCCAATTTAACCCAGAAGACAAATATTGTCTAGAGGTTTTACAAAAAGAAAGCACTTCTAAATTAAAAGATGCTTTAAATTTATCATTAAAACATTTTGAGAAAAATGAGGAGTATGAAAAGTGTGCTTTTCTTAAAAAACTCCTTGATTCCTCAAAATTTAGTTCATAACTTCAAAACCAAATCTATAAAAAAATGTATTTTAGAGAACACATCCAGAAAAAACTCACTAATCTTGAGGCAAAATTAAAACATATTGAATTCCATAATGGAAGAGGAAATAAGCAAGAAGTTAATGAAGCTAAAAAAGCATGTGAGGAATTAGTAGAAGAATTAATGGCCGCTGTTGATCGCGAACCACGCACCCCTAACGAACAAAACCGAGTATAATGCTTACAGCCGAACAAATTCAATTTAATTGGGAAGAATTCTGCAAGAATATTACTGAGTATATTACAGGTGATAGAAAGAATAAACTCATTGCATTCTATAAAAAATATGAGGATCGCATTATGATGATGCCTGCTGCCCATAAAAAAGAATACCATAATGCCTTCCCAGGTGGTTATGTTGAACACGTAAATCGAGTAGTAAAATGTTCTCTTCACTTAGCCCAACTTTGGGCCGATATGGGAGCGGATATAACTACTTTTACAATTGAGGAACTCGTATTCTCTGCTATTAACCATGATTTAGGTAAAATGGGTAATGAAGAACATGAATCTTATATCCCTCAAACTGATAAGTGGAGGAAGGAAAAATTAGGAGAAGATTATATGTTCAATAAACAAGTCCCATTCGCTTCAGTTCCGGATAGAGGTTTGTTTATGCTCCAGTCTCATGGTATTCAATATACCTTCAATGAAATGTTAGCAATCCAAACCCATGATGGTTTGTATGATGAAGCCAATAAAAAGTACCTTCACACTTTTATGCCGGAACAAAAGCCACGCACTTCACTTCCATTTATTCTCCACCAGGCGGATTTAATGGCAGCTCGTATTGAATTTGAGCGTGAATGGTTACCTAAGTTTAAAAACCCCGTGCCTACCCAGGGAGAGAATTTTACATTGTCGAAAGAAACAAAGAAATCAACAAAAGATAAAGCACTTTCACAACTTGAAAGTAAAGGACTTAAAGATTTATTTGACAAATTATGATAGAAACAATTATTATAAGCATATTAGGTGTATTGGTTGTAGCCCTTGGGTTTACAACCTTTAACCTTCTTAAGAAAAACGAAAAGCAAGAAGATATTCTTGCAGGTTATATAACATATCTAGATCAATTTAGTAAAATAATAGAACTCTCAGATGAAAGACTTAAAAAGATCGACGAACGAGGAATTTTTAAGAGTGATGATGAGATAGGGTTCATGTATGAGCAAATTAAAGAACTTCAGAGAGTTCTATCCAATTTCAGGGTAGAAAAATTATGAGCGAACCAGGAAAAAGAAAAAAGAAAACAAAAAATCAATATTTTACACAAGCAACAGAAGATGCTATAGTAAGATATAATAATTGTAGTGACCCCGAAGAGCGTAGTGAAATCTATCGTAAAGACATTCACTATGCTTTTTTTAAACTTACCGAGAATATAATTCATACTTTTAAGTTTTATTATACCGAAGTAGATGATATAGAACATCTACAACATGAAGTAATTACATTTTTATTAGATAAAATTCATTTGTTTGATCCTACACGCGGAGCAAAGGCATTTTCATACTTTGGGACAATCGCTAAACGATATTTGATTATACAAAATACTAAAAACTATAAAAAAAGAGTAGACAAAGCCCCAGTTGATGAATTACATCATAATTTAGATTATTCATATGACATAGATTATGATCCTATGGAAAAAGATAAAGACTCACTTTTTATGGATGAATATGTCGATTATTGTAATTCTGTTCTTCCCGATTTATTCCCTAAATTGAAGGATGCTCAAATAGCAGATGCTATTTTATCTATATTTGCTTCTAGGGAAAGTTTAAATGTATTTAATAAAAAAGCACTATACATCTATATAAGAGAAATGGTAGATGCTAAAACTCCTCAAATTACTAAAGTAGCTACTAAATTAGGAGATATTTATAAAGAACACTATATCTTTTATAAAGAACATGGGTATACGAAGTTTGAGGATACTTCATATTTATAAACATGGGACAATTAGACAAAAAAATATTTGGTAAGAAAAAATTTTCTGATATTTTAGAAGAAATTTATTTAAACCAAAAGAAAAAAGAAGAGCAAATTTCTACTCTTATATCTGAATTAAAGCCTTTGATTCAAGATATTGGAGATGCTACTTTGGTTGTACCACTTTTAAAAGAATATTTGGAAATTTCTGTTAAAAATGATGAGCAACTCATCAAAATGGCTACTATTATCCAACGTGCTGTTCAAAGTGAAACAGCAGATGATGGTAATTTTGGTATGACAGAGGATGAAAAACAACAGTTATTGAATGAAGTAAAAAAATTTAAGAACGATAAAAAATAATGCCCAACTTAGAATATGGCATACCAGGGCTTTCTCAGGGAGTATTAAATAGATTTGATACTCCTTCTACTCCTGTAACTAAAGAAATTTTTTCTAGTAGGGTAAAAGATATTATTTTGAATGAATCCCACCCTGAGTTTGGTAATTATGGAGAATGGGCTTCTATAGGTGTAATATTAATTGAAAATGTTAACCAACCCACTGCTAATAAAGCTGTAATTCCTGTTTATCCCTTATTTCCTAATATAAAACATTATCCCCTAATAAATGAAATTGTAACAGTTTTATCCTTACCTTCTACAGGATTAGAAGTTAATACTAATTCATCTCGTTTATATTATTTACCCCCTACTAATATTTGGGGAAGTCAACACCACAATGCTATTCCTGGGAGTTCTGAGTTGGCTCCTTCTCAACAAAAAGATTATGAACAAACATCTGCAGGGAGTGTAAGAAAAGTAACTGATGGAGGAACTGAGATTAATTTAGGGGATACTTTTATAGAGCAACTTAATATAAATCCTTTACAACCTTTTGAAGGAGATCATATTATAGAAGGAAGGTTTGGTCAATCTTTACGATTTGGAAGTAGTGAAGGTAAAAATCCTATCACCAAAATTAGAAATGGACAAGGTGAAATAACTAATGAAGGTTGGACTACAATAGAGGAAAATATAAATGAAGATAAAGCCTCTATTTACCTAACCTCAACCCAACAAGTCAATTTAGAACCTAATGTTTTTAATTATAATTCATATAATACCGCTCCCGAAACCATTAAGGATTATTCTTCCAATCAAATTTTAATTAATTCGGGAAGATTAGTATTAAATGCAAACTCTGATAGCATTTTATTAAGTTCAGCTAAATCTATAAATTTAAATTCACAAAACTCAATTAATGTAGACAGTAAAAATCAAGTAGTAATTAATTCTCCAAATATATTATTAGGTGATAAAAATGCTACTGAATCCTTATTAAAAGGAGACACTACTATAGAATTACTCTCAGAATTAGTAGATGAGTTAAGGAAGTGGATGAGTCAATTTAATACTAACCCTTCACCTTATTTAGTAACTATGGTAGCTTCTACAACCCCTTTAATTGGTACTTTAGTAAAATTAAAAACAGAATTAGAAACTCGAACTAAATCTAAAGTAAGTAAAACTATTTAATGGCTAAAATAGAAGAAGATATAATAAATGATGCTGCTCCTGAAGATTCTAAAGAAAAAGGATTAGCAGTATTAGGAACCATTATTACTAATGAAGCTATGACCTTTGCTGAGAGGATGATCCCTACTTTAGAAAGACAAATTAAAAACGAAATTAAAAGACAAGCAATAGCTGCTGCTCAACAACAATTTTCGGATTTTTTAGATAAATGTCCTCCTGAAGTAGGGAAGTTGATAAATATCAGGAATAGTATATTAGAACAAGCTAATTCTATAGTTAAAACTATAGATAAAATATCTTCTACAATAAACATTGCTTCTACCGGAGTAGTTACCCTTATTAATTTAATAAAAATTTTAAAAACAACAAAAACCGCTCTTTCCACAGGATCTAAATTTACCCCTGTAATCCCAGGCGGTGTAGTTTCAGGTTTGAGTGATTTAGATGATGCTGTTACTAAAATTACTTTTGATGATGAAGGGAATGCTAAACTTCCTCCTATATTAGCATCTATTAATAAAGTAGCTGTTCCTATAGCTTTAATTAGTTTTTATATAAGTAAATTTATATCTTTGTTAACAGAATTAGACAATTTAGTAAAAGATTGTGCTTCTAGTTTCCCCCTTACTCCAATTTCAGATGAATTGAAGCAAATTTCAGATAGTCAAAATCAAGTAGAAGAATCATCTAATTTATCGACTTATAAAGGGTTTATTTTAGAAATAGAAGAAGTATCTTTTTCCCCTTTATTGAATAGAAAAAAAGCTGTTGGTAAAAATGCAAGTAACATTGTTATAGTACAAACAGACCTTTCCTTTACCCCCTCAGATGAAGTATTAATTAATGAATTAAAATTTATCATTGATAGAGATAATTTAACAGCTTATTAAAATATAATATTTATAAATAATGAAGCCACAAATATTTAAAAAATTAATTAAAGAAGCAGTAAAAGAAGCCATTCAGGAAGAATTAAAAGAAGTTTTATTGGAAGCAATAAAATCTCCTAAACAAACTTTTGTAGAACAAACTCCTCAATTCTCTTCTCCTACTAATTCACCACCAATTAACGAAGATAGAAGGGCAAAATATGCTGATATTTTAGGGGAGACTGCTTCCCAATTTACTTCTCAACATGTTCAAAGATTTAATCCACAAGGAACTATGCCTGGAGGAGACCTCCCCCAAGGAGAATTAGGTATGGACCAAATTATGGGATTATTAAATAACAAATAATGGCAATAGAAATAGGAAACCTCCCAGCATTTGATCAAACTCCCGTTGTGGGAATTGGTCTAGCTGTTCCTTTTATTTCTTCAGCTACATCAGGTTCCGATTCTCTTTTTTCTATAAATTATACAACTTCGGAGCAAATAAAATCTAATATGATTAATTATTTCCTTTCAGGAAGGGGAGAAAGGGTATTTAATCCCAATTTTGGAAGCAGGGTAAAAGAATTCCTTTTCATCCAAGACGAAGAACAATCGTTAAATACTTTAAAAAAGTATCTTGAAGATGAAATAAAATTAATTTTTCCTGTTGTTAAATTAAAAGAAATAAAAATTTCATCATCTAATAATAGTTTTCCTATTTTAGAAGTCCAAATTTTCTATTCAGTTTTTACTAGTTTAAATGAATTTATAGAACTTAACATTCCATTGTAATGCCGTATAATTTAATAACTGATAATAACGGAATTAATAGAAATATTAAATATATTAACAGGGATTTTTCTGAGATGAGAGCAAACCTTATTGAGTTTGCCCAAACCTATTTCCCAAATACCGTTAATGATTTTTCTCCTTCATCCCCAGGAACTATGTTTTTGGAAATGGCATCTTATGTAGGAGATGTTATGGCTTTTTACACGGATAATCAAATCCAAGAAAATTTTACTCAATATGCTAGACAATTAAATAATTTATATTCTTTAGCATATATGATGGGATATAAACCTCAAGTTTCATCAGCTGCAACAACAACCCTTGAAGTATTCCAAACAGTCCCTGCTATTTTTAATTCAGACACAGGTGAAAATGTTCCTGATTTTAGGTATACTTTAATAATACCTGAAAATACTACTATTGGGAATTCTGCATTTGGGAATATTTCGTTTTTAACTCAAAATAGAGTTGATTTTAGTCAATCTAGTTCTTTAGATCCTACAACTGTTACGGTTTATGAAATTGAGGGTGATCAACCTAAATCATTTTTATTAAAAAAAGAAGTAGAAGCTATTTCCTCTAATATTGTTACAACTACTTTTTCAATTGGAGCTCCCTCTAAGTATCAAACTTTAGAAATCCAAGGTAATAATATTTTAGGTATATTAGATATAACAGATAGTGAAGGGAATACTTGGGACGAGGTTGATTATCTAGCCCAAGAAACTATATTTGAATCTATCAAAAATTCAAATCCCTTCCCGGATCCTAATACTAGTAATGATGCCTCCTCTACTCCTTATTTATTAAGATTAAAAAAAGTACCTAGAAGGTTTGTTTCAAGATTTTTAAACCCAACTACTTTGCAACTTCAATTCGGAGCGGGAAGTGCAAACGATTTTGACGAACAGATTACCCCTAACCCAGATAATGTAGGTATAGGATTACCTTCTATACAAAGTAAATTAACCACAGCATTTTCTCCTTCTAATTTTTTATTTACTAAAACATATGGGATTGCTCCTTCTAATACAACTTTAACTGTTAGATATCTAACTGGGGGTGGGATTGGGGCCAACACACCTGCTAATTCTTTAACTTCTATAAGTAATACTACTAGTATAGTTTTTACTAATGATAATTTAGATGCTATATCAGCACAAACTTCTTTTGATTCCTTATCTGTAAATAATCCAAAACCTGCAACAGGAGGAAAAAATGGAGATTCTGAATATGATTTAAGGTATAATTCCTTAGCTAATTATTCAGCTCAACTTAGAAGTGTAACCCAAGAAGATTATTTAGTTAGGGCGTTAAGTATGCCTTCAAAATATGGTTCTATAGCAAAAGCCTATATAGAACCCCAAAAACAAACTACACTCCTTCCTGGGGAATCTAATTCAACATTAGATTTATATGTTTTATCTTATAATGAGAATAAAAAACTAACAACTGCTTCAAATACTTTAAAACAAAATCTATCAACCTATTTATCTCAATATAGAATGATAAATGACTCTGTTAAAATTAGAGATGCTTTTATTATAAACATAGGGGTTAAATTTGAAATAGTAGTATTACCTAATTTTAATAGTAATGAAATACTTACTCAATGTATTAATGAATTAATAAGGTACTTTAATGTAGATAATATGCAAATTAATCAACCTATATTAATTAATGAATTATTTACCCTTTTAAACTCCATAAAAGGGGTACAAAATACTAAAAAAATAGATTTTACTAATAGAGCAGGGGTAAGTTTAGGATACTCTCAATATGCTTACGATATAACTGGGGCTAATGCTAACGGAGTAATTTATCCTTCCCAAGATCCTTCAATTTTTGAAGTTAAATTTCCTAACACAGATATAAAGGGTAGAGTAGTACCACTATAAAAAATAAACTATGGCAGTATATAAATTATTCCCAGAAAAAGACTCATCAATTTACTCAGGATTTCCTTTAATGAATACTGGGTTGGATGAGATTTTAGAAGTTTCTACTTTTTATAATTCTACTTCCCCCGAAGTTAGTAGATACTTAATAAAATTCTCCCAGACTGAAATTAATGACCTTTTAGATAATAAAGTAGGAAGTAATATATTTCAAGTTAATTTAAGAAATTATATAGCTAACATTATAGGAATAAACACAGATACTACTTTAGAAGTATGGCCTATTTCTGGTTCTTGGAATATGGGTACTGGGAGATATTCAAATAGTCCTATTACTACTAATGGAGTTTCTTGGACTTATAGATCAAGTGAAGGAGAAAATGCTTGGCCTACTTCTTATACAGATTATGTAACAGCTTCATATAGTGGTTCAAATACAGGAGGAGGCGCATGGTATACAGGTTCGGCTTTAGGATTAGAAGTAACTGCTTCTCAAGTATTAAGTTATTCTAGCGAAAAAGATTTAAATGTAGATGTTACTAATACTGTATTAAACTGGTATAGTGCTTCTAATAGTTTAGGTGGATTTACAAATGATGGTTTTATAGTTAAGCAAAGTAATAGTAATGAGTTTATAGCAGATAAAGATTATGTTACTACTGTAAAATATTTTTCTATAGATACCCACACTATATATCCACCACAACTCGAATTTAAATGGCAGGATTACACGTATGACACTGGTTCATCGTCTAATACAATTATTAACACATCTCGAATGATGGCTACATTAGATAATAATGCCGGTACTTATCGAAGGGGAAGTGTTGAAAAAATTAGAATTAATTCTCGCCCTCAATTCCCCCAAAGAGCATTTCAAACCGCTTCTATTTATACTACAAATTATTATCTCCCTACAGCTTCATACTATGCTGTAAAGGACTTAGACACTAATGAATTTGTAATTAATTTTGACACAACTTACACTCAAATAAGTGCAGATAGTGAAAGTAGTTATTTTACCCTTTATATGAATGGGTTAGAACCTGAGAGGTATTATCAGATTTTAATCAAAACTAATATTAATGGTGAAACTTTAATATTGGATGATAATTATTATTTTAAAATTATAAATGGTTGATAATTCTACATATACTTCAGGAAGTGAATTAAGTTTAAGTAAAAAACTTTATAATAAATCTGCTTACCTTAATACTATTAATAATTCATTTACTGAATTAACACCTGTAGTCCCTCCTTCAGTAACAGATGGAGTAAGTGTAGATGAATTTTTTCAAATATATGAAAATTTATTTTATGAAATTCCTAAAAAAGGAGAAATAAATTCCCATGAATATATAATAAAACAAAGTACAAATTATATAGGAAGTTTAGGAATATCTAATGAAATTCAAGCCCTTTTAGATGAAATTACTTCCCTAAGGGAGGAAAATCTCACTTTACAACAAAATTTAATAGAATCTATTAATACCGAACAATGATAACTTTAACATCATTAAATAATCCCGAGGGTATTACCCATCAAGAATATAATCCTTCTCAAGAAGTACTTATTCCGGTGGTGGATTCTACTTCTGAGTTTAATCCTGTTACAGATTATATAATTTTTTCTGTTGAAACCCTTACTAAGGAATTATTAGTAAGTCAAAAAGTTTCTAATTTTTCTATTAGGAATTATAAAAACACTTCTAAAGAAGACAATTTGTCCTCTGTTGTAGTTTTCCCAGTTAAGGATATTGAAAAAGTGGGATATGATATAGGGACTTATAATATTTACTATAATTTCTACAGAACAGCCCTTAAATCAGATCAGTATAAATTTTTTATACAGGAAATTTCTCCTAGTAGAACAGAATTAAGGCTTTCTGTAAATAATATCTCTAATAAAGAGATTAATTCTCTAGTACAGGAATTTCAAAACATATTAGAAGGGGAAAATTTTAAAGATTTTTACATAAATATTAATGGTAAATATTATATAGCTAATAATATTTTATTAGATAATACTTCTGTACCTAATACAATATTAATAAAGTTATACGAAGCTTTACCCTCTACTATACTATTAAATACTCAATTACAAGTTGTATTTGAAGTAGCTGAAACTGAAGGGTTTAATATAATTTTACCTCCTAAACCTATTAGTGTAGAAGGGGATGTAGAATATATAAAAGGTCCTAATTTTAGTTACCAACTTTCCGATCAGATTAATAATTCTACTGTTGAGGAGGATTATACTTCTTTAGTAAAGAATACTCAATTAACCTCCTCCTACAATGAATTAGAAAATATTTTAAATCAAAAAGGAATTAAAGTCAATATTGACTATACTGATTTTAATAATTTTATTCATTTTAGTTCAGCTAAACAAAGGTTATTAAATTTTAACTATAAAGTAGGACAAATTGAAGAATATAATAATAAGATAACTGAGTTACTTACTATCACAGGTTCTACTTCATCTTCTCTACAGGTTTCCTCTAGTAAAGCTGTGTATGAAGCCCAAATAACTGATATAATAAAGAATTTTGATGGGTATGAAAATTACCTCTATTATACTTCGGGTACTTTAGCTTGGCCTAAATCAAATTCTACTCAACCTTATACTTTACAATCTACAGGGAGTAATGAAGTGTTAACTTGGTTAGGAAGTGCAGATGAAGATTCTTTATACTATGGAGGGAGATTACTTACAGCTTCATTATATGATGATGAAAACCAAGATAATTTATTTAATACAGTCCCAAAATACTTAAGTGAAGATCCTATCAACTCAGGTTATGAACTTTTCCTAAATATGATAGGACAACATTTTGATATAATATACTCCTATATTAATACTATAACAGATAGATATAATGCTGATAATAGATTAGATTATGGTATATCAAAAGATTTAGTAGCAGATGCTTTACGTTCTATGGGAATAAAGTTATACCAAAATAACTTCTCATCAGACGATTTATATTCTGCCTTATTAGGCATAAATGCTTCAGGCAGCTTATTACCTCCTACAGGTTCGGAAGTAATTGAAGAATATATTACAGCTCCTTATCATTATAAAGGATTAGCTCTTAAAAATACTGAGTATTATATAAATGATGTTTTTTATTTTTATTATGCTGGTGTTGCAAAATGGTGGGTTAAGGTTATTTCACCTACTTATACTACCCCTAATGAAACAGTAGGAAGTGTTGCATTTGTACAGGCCTTGTTAAGCGATGTGCCTCAAATTGAAATTGAGGTGGGAGAAAATGCTTTTCAAAGTTCTACAAAATTAGATGATGTAAATAAAGAAACTTATAAAAGAATATATCACAATCTACCTTATTTACTTAAGAAAAAAGGTACTGTTGAAGGTTTAAGAGCATTAATTAATTGTTTTGGCATTCCTGATACTATTTTAAGGATATCTGAATTTGGGGGTAAAGATAAGGATAATTCTAATGATTGGGATTATTTCCAAAATAAGTTTAATTATGCTGTTTATAATAGTGGTTCTTCTACTACTAGTAGAATTCAAATACCCTGGGATGTAAATTCTGAATGGGGAAATTATGATAATAATCCTGAAAGTGTATTTTTAAGGTTTAAACCCGATTCTCTTCCTAGTGGAGAAAAATATAGTAAAATCATTGACTCATCCGCAGGAGGATTTTATTTAACTTTAGCTTATACAGGATCAAGTTATACTAGTAGTTCATACTCGGGTTCAATCCCTTCATCCTCTAATGAATATGCTACTTTAACTTTATGGAACAGCCTCTCAGAGTTAACCCATATAAATGCTCCTTTTTATGATGGAAATTGGTGGGGGGTACAAATTAGTAAAGAAGGTGTAGCATCAAATGCTGAGGTTACTTTAAGGGTTGCTAATTCTATATATAAGGGTAATGATGGATTTAAAATAGGATATACTACAGGCAGTACTATAAATAATAATTTTTCAACTTTTCATACTCCTACCGTAATATATTTTCCTGCCATAGATGATGCAGCTGGGGTTCAATTGGGAGGAAATTCTTATTATGGGTTAACAGGATCCTTCCAAGAAATTAGGTTTTATAGTGTAACTCAAAGCGAAAATGCATTTCACGATTATGTAATAAATCCTTATTCTATTGAAGGTATTAACTATTCATCATCAGCAGATAATCTTATTTTTAGAGCCCCTTTAGGTAGTGATTTAAATACTTCTACAGGTTCTTTAACTTCAATTCATCCTAAAATAAGTGGTTCATATATTACTAATTCATTTACTGGTAATAGCAGCAATTATACGGTAGGTGCAGATTTAGTATATTACCCCCAAACCGAATTTATTTACTATGACCAACCCGCAGTAGGTATTAAAAATCGCATTTCTGAGAAAATCAGATTGGCGGATAATATAATCCCGTCAGGAGATACTTTAACGCCATATAGAACAATACAACAACGTTATCCACAAAGTGAAAGTTACACTCGCGATGTAAATTATGTAGAAGTAGCGTTTTCTCCACAAAACGAAATAAATGATGATATTAATTCATCTATGGGTTATTTTAATATAGGAGATTATATTGGGGATCCAAGACAAGTATCGGAATCAGTTAATACTTATCCTGATTTAGACAGGTTAAGAGATTCGTATTTTGATAAGTACTACAAAAATTATGATTGGAAAGATTATATAAGACTTATTAAGTATTTTGATAATTCGTTGTTTAAAATGATTAAAGATTTTACTCCTGCTAAATCTAGTTTAGCTACAGGGGTAGTAATTAAACAACATTTATTAGAAAGAAATAAACAACGTCCTGCTCAAGTTGAAACCTCATTACATGATTATAGTGGTTCGGTTTACTCTCAACAAGTATGGGATCCTATAGTTCAAGATACTTATATTTCTAATTCAAAAATAAATAAAATTGAAGGTGGGGCTGGAGGGACATTTAATGATG